GAGCGCCTCGCTCGCCTCGCTGCCCGCAACGGAGAGAACGGCGGTACTGGCGAGCCTGTCTGACGCGCAGGCGGAGCAACTCCTCTGGGACTGGCGGTTCTGGGCTCGGCCCAACCAGATCGAACCCGCTGGGGACTGGCTCACCTGGGTCATTGATGCTGGCAGGGGATACGGCAAGACCCGAAGCGGTGCCGAGTGGGTCCGCGAGCAGGTCGACGCCGGTGCCGAGCGCATCGCGCTGATCGGCGAGACCTACAAGGACCTTGTCGAGGTCATGTGCTACGGGGACAGCGGCCTAGCCTCCGTGTTCCCCCCACACCAGGCGCCGAAGATCATCGTCAACCCGAGCGTGACCATCACGTTCCACACTGGCGCCGTCGCTCTGGGCTACAACGCAACCCAACCCTCGCAGCTTCGCGGCCCGCAGTTCGACCGGGCGTGGTGCGACGAGCTGGCGAAGTGGCAGAAGGCCCGCGAGACGTGGGACATGCTGCAGTTCGCTTTGCGCCTCGGCGACCGGCCTCGGGCACTGGTCACCACGACGCCACGGCCGATCCCGCTACTCAAGGAAATCAAGGCTGACCCTCGGACCGTTGTGACGAGTGGCAGCACCTTCGATAACGCCGCGAACCTGGCGCCGACCTTCCTAGCGGCGATCCGGGAGAAGTACGAGGGCACGCGCCTCGGGCGGCAGGAACTGTTCGCGGAGACGCTGGACGACCTGCCTGGTGCGCTCTGGACCCGCGCCATGCTGGATGGGCACCGCGTCCGCGACACGCCGCAGATGGCTCGGGTTGTCGTGGCAATCGACCCAAGCGGAACCGGTGGGGCCGGGGACGATGGCGACGACATCGGCATCATCGTAGCCGGCAAAGGCGTCGATGGGCGAGGCTACGTTCTGGCCGACCGATCCTGTAAGCTATCCCCCGACGGATGGGGGCGACGGGCCGTCGAGGCATATCATGAATTCAAGGCTGACCGCATCGTCGCGGAGCGCAACTTCGGAGGGGCGATGGTCGAGCATGTCATCCGCACCGTCGACAGGCGCGCCTCCTACCGCGAGGTGACTGCATCGCGCGGGAAGGTCGCCCGCGCCGAGCCTGTGGCGGCGCTCTACGAGCAGGGCCGCGTCAGCCATGTCGGCGGCTTGTCGGCGGTCGAGGATCAGCTCTGCCTGATCGCGCCGGACGGCTACGTTGGCGAGGGCTCGCCCGACCGTGCCGACGCTCTGGTCTGGGCGCTGACCGAACTGATGCTCGATGAGGGCAGGGGCGTCACGTCGAAAGAGTTCCTGCTTTGAGCGGCGTCGAAGAGATCACGGCATCGGTCGCCAGGATGCGGGCGGCCCGCGAACTCCCGGACGCCTTGCTCGGCGGCACCAAGGGAATGCGCACGGCCGGGGAAAAGTACCTGCCGAAGGAGCCGGGCGAAAGCGTCGACGCATATCAGGTCCGCCTCGCGCGGTCGTTCCTGTTCCCCGGCTACGGGAAGACGATCCGCGACATGGCCGGCAAGGTCTTCGCCAAGCCGATCGCCGTTGGGGATGACGTCCCCGAGCAGCTTCGGGCCGCGATGGAGAACGTCGACCTCGCGGGCAGGGGGATCGACGTCTTCGGGCATGAGGTCTTCGTCGACGGGTTGAACTCCGGGATCAGCTATATCCTCGTCGACATGGATGAAGCGCCCGCAGCGCCTGACGGGAGCCCTGTGAGGATCAGCGTCAGCCAGCAGCGGGAAATGCAGCGGCGCCCGTGGGCGGTCCATGTCCACGCCAGTCAGGTGCTTGGCTGGCGTACCGAAACGGTGGGCGGCATCGAGCGACTGACGCAGTTTCGCTTCATGGAGCGCGTCACCGAAGACGATGGCGCCTACAGCGAGAAGTTGGTCGAGCAGATCAGGGCCTTCATCCGGGAAGGCGACGCCGTGCGCTGGGAGGTGCATCGCAAGGCAACGTCCGGCGTTTGGACGCTCCACGCCAGCGGCATCGTGACGATCGGAGAAATCGCGGTCTGTCCGGTCTATGTGAACCGCACCGGGTTCATGGAGGGGGCGCCGGCGCTGTCCGACCTCGCCGAGGTCAACCAGGCGCATTGGCAGAGCCAGAGCGATCAGCGCAACATCCTCCACGTCGCGCGGGTGCCGATCCTGTTCGGGTCTGGCATGGACGACAACAATGGACCGCTCCAGATCGGCGCCTTCCGCATGATCCGGGCGGAGAGGGCCGACGCCAAGCTTGGCTACGTCGAGCACAGCGGCCGGGCGATCGATGCCGGTCGCACCGACCTGAAAGACCTCGAATTCCAGATGCAGACGCTCGGGCTTGAGCTTCTCGTCCCGCGCCCCGGAAGCGAGACCGCAACGGGGGCATCAATCGATCAGGCGCGCATGAACACGCCGCTCGCCATGATGGCGAATGCACTGAAAGACGCGCTCGAACAGATGCTCGGGTTCATGGCCCTCTACGAGGGGTTGCCGCGCGACTCCGGCGGTGGCTCGCTGACGGTCAACACCGATTTCGGCATCAATCTCCGGGGTGCGGTCGACATGACTGCGCTTCTTGATGCCACCAAGAACGGCGTCATCTCGCGGGAGACATGCATCCGCGAGTTCAAGCGCCGCGGCATCCTTTCTGACGACGTCGACCCCGAGGACGAGGTGCTCAAAGCCCTCGATGAGGGAATGACGGACTTGCCCAGCCCGGTGGATCCGGCGGGCGCCCTTGGGGCGGATGCCCCGTAGCACAGGCCGGATGGCCTAGGAGAACCCCCCGTGAAGCTGAAGCTGGATGATCAGGGCCACGTCGTGGTCCAGGACGGTAAGCCCGTCTACGTGCATGATGACGGCAAGGAGATCGCCTTCGACGCTGGCGCCACGGTCGCGACGATTTCGCGGCTCAACGGTGAAGCCAAGGCACATCGAGAAGCCAAGGAAGCCGCCGAGACGCGGCTGAAGGTCTTCGAGGGGATCGAAGACGGTGACGCGGCGCGCAAGGCGCTGGAGACCGTCAGGAACATCAAGGACGGCGAGCTGGTAGCCGCGGGCAAGGTCGAGGAGATCAAGGCCGCCGCCAAGCGGGCCGCCGAGGAACAGGTCGCCGCGACGAACAAGACCCACGGCGAGGAGCTTGCCAAGCTCCGGGGCGAGCACGACGCGCTGCTGTCGCAGTACCACGGCGAGAAGATCGGCGGCGCCTTCTCTGGCTCTGCCTACGTCAAGGACAAGACGCTGCTCCCGCCGCCTGTCGCACAGGCCACCTTCGGGAAGAACTTCAAGGTCGAGGATGGCAAGCTCGTCGCCTACGACGGGCAGGGCAGCAAGATCTTCTCCCGCAGCCGTCCGGGCGAGGTCGCCGACTTCGACGAGGCCGTCGAGCTGCTCGTCGAGGCGTCCCCGTGGCGGAACGACATCATGAAGGGCAACGCCAACGGCGGCGGGGGAACCCGCGGCAACGGTGGCGGCGGCGGGAAGAAGACCATGTCGCGTGCCGAGTTCGACAACATGTCGCACGCCGACCGGGCCGCCAGGGTCCGGGACGGATTCACTGTCGAAAGCTGATCGCCACTGATCGGCACTTTGTCACGTCCCTCGGATGAGGCGTGACCCACGGGCTGGATGGCCCTTTCACCGACCAGATGCCATGAAAGGAAAATCCAGTGGCAAACACTCTCACCAGCCTTGCGGCGGACATCTACAAGGCGGCCGATATCGTCGGTCGCGAGCTTGTCGGCATCGTTCCGTCCTGCACCATCAACGCAGACGGATCGGCGACCGCCGCCATGGGCGATACGGTCCGGGCGCACTTCACGCGCACCCCGGCGGTCATCACCAACGCCACGCCGGCGATGGTCATTCCCGAGGGCACGGACCAGACCGTCGACAACAAGACGCTGACGATCAACAAGCAGGCCGACGTCCAGATCCCGTGGACGGGCGAGGACATCAAGCACGTCAACAACGGCGCCGGCTACGCGACGATCTACGGCGACCAGATCGCGCAGGCGATGCGCTCGATCACCAACCAGATCGAGTTCGATCTCGCCGTCGAGGCGAAGCAGAACGCCTCCCGCGCCTTCGGCACCGCTGGAACCACGCCGTTCGGCTCCAACTTCGACGAGATCGCCGAAATCCGGCAGATCCTCGTCGACAACGGGATGCCGGCGAATGACGGCCGGTCCAGCATCGTGCTCAGCACCACGGCGGGCACGAACCTGCGCCAGCTCGCGCAGCTCAACCGCGTGAACGAGGCCGGCAACGACCGCCTCCTGCGTCAGGGCGAGCTGCTGAACCTCCAGGGGCTGATGCTCAAGGAGAGCGCTGGCATCCGGCTGCACACCAAGGGCACCGGCGCGTCCTACGTCACCTCGGGCTCTACCGCCCCCGGCGTCGACACGCTCGCCCTTGTCACCGGCTCGGGCACCGTGCTCGCCGGTGACGTCGTCACCTTCGCGGCGGATTCGGTCAACAAGTACGTGGTTAACGTCGGTGTCGCGGCTCCGGGGACGATCACCCTTGGCGATCCCGGCGCCCGCGTGACGATTGCGACCGCGAACGCGATGACCATCGGCAATAGCTACACGGCGAACGTCGCGTTCCACCAGTCCGCGCTCGAACTCGCAATCCGCGCGCCGGCAATGCCCCTGGGTGGCGATGCCGCCGACGACGTGATGACCGTACAGGACCCGTGGACCGGCCTCGTCTTCGAGATCGCGACCTACAAGGGCTTCCGCAAGGCGATGATCAACGTGGGCTGCGTCTACGGCGTGAAGGCGTGGAAGCAGGAGTACATCGCGATCCTGCTCGGCTGATCTTTGGGCGAGGCGGCTTCGGCCGCCTCATCCTCATTCCATGCGGAGAACATCGAGTGGACCTGATCCCCATGACAAAGGACGGCGAGACCCTCGACGTTCATCCTACCTGTGTCGCCGAACATGCCGCCCTCGGGTGGCGCGTCATTCCGAAGCGTGCGGATGAAACCATCCAGCCCCGCCGGTCACGCAAGTCCGAGTAATGGCTATCATCGTCTCATTCATGGAGCCCGGGCTCCTGAGTTCCGACAGCGCCATAGGCCTTGGCACCGTCCGGGCCGCCGAGGTTCTGACCCTTGGCACTGGCGTCACCACGGCAACTTCCGCCAGGGATGGCGAGATCGCGATGGTCTGCTCGACTGAGGGGGCGGCGGTCCTTGGCGCTCGGGGCACGACGCCGAACGCCGCAGCGACCACAGCCGTTGCCGCACAGGTGACAGACGCCGGCTTCCCGGTCCCGCCGGGCATCTTGGTCCCGATCGCACTCCGATCCGGCGACAAGCTCAATTTCAAGCCCCTGGCCTGACCCCCTTCTGATAGGATCGCAAACCCATGAGCCTTTCCAACGCCGCGGAGAATTCGATCCTTGATCTGATCTTCTCCGCCACCACCTGGGCCAACTATGCCCAGAACGCGAGCACGTCGCCCGAGACGAACATCGTCATCGCGGGCCACACGGCCGATCCCGGCGAGGCTGGCGCGCAGAACACCAGCGAACTCGCTTACACGTCCTATGCGCGGGTGAACGTCGCTCGCTCGACGGGCTGGACCGCAGCGTCGGGTGGATCGGTTTCGCCCGCAGCGGACATCCTGTTCACGACCGGCACGGGCGGTTCCGGGACGATGACGCACTTCTCGACCGGCAAGAGCGGTGGCGGTGCCTCGGCGATCCTGTTCAGCGGCACCGTGACGCCGAACATCGTCTGCGGGTCCGGCGTGCAGCCCAAGCTCACGACTGCCACCGCGATCACGCTGGACTGATGGAGTTCCTGCGGGCGCTCATCGACCTCGATCTCCCGCGCCTCCGGGGGATCGCGGCGCGAGAATGGCCGCACCTTCCCCAACCCAAGACCGAGCATGAGGCGCTTGCCGTCGCGCACCGTGCGCGCACCGAGACCGCCGCTGTGCCGCTGCGGGCGCGGGCCTACTCGCACCGCTGGCTCTGCGACCACGGCCTGCCGTCGGCATTGCCTGACGAACTGAGGCCGCGCGCCGAGAGGATGTATCCCGTCGTCGCGGATTCGGTCGGGATCAGCGTCAACGGCGGCGGCATGTTCGCCCCGATCCTGCCCCATGTCCGTGCCGCGATGAGCGATGCCGTTCTCGAGTGCTACTCGGACGGCCATCGCCAGCCTGAGATTGTCAGGCCCCGGATGATGGAGGCGAAGCGCGGCGTGGTCCGCAAGCTCCTGGGTTTGCGATGACCTTCCACGTCTTCATCACCACGCCGCGGGCCGGCCTGCCGTTCGCGATTGCGCCCTACACCGTCGAGGCGAAAGAGGCATTCGCCACTCGCGCTGAGGCCGATGCCTTCGCCGCTGCGAAGACCCTCTCGGCCGGTGTGGTCTCCCTGTTCGACGCGATGCCCCTGCCGCATGCCGCATGGGCAGCCGGCGTTGCGGTGACGGTGAACGCATTCCGCGCCTACCTCGGCAAGACCTATCGCTGCCTACAGGCCCACACGACCCAGACGGGCTGGGAGCCCCCTGTGGTGCCGGCGCTCTGGGTGCTGGTCCCGAACCCGGGCGCAAGCGCATGGGTGGCGGGCGCGGCCTACACCCTACCGGCGCGACAGACCTACGGCGGCCGGCTCTACCAGCTTGTGCAGGCGCATACCTCACAAGTCGGATGGGAGCCGCCAAACGTTCAGGCGCTCTGGACCGACATCGGCGCCGCGAGCCTCGTCCTGCCCTACACCCGCGCCGTCTGGTCGGTCGTGAGCAGCGCGGATCCAGACTACACGCAGGTCCAACGGGCCAAGGAAGCCTGAGGAGGTAGTCCGTGGCTATCTCCTACGTCTCAGGCTCTAGCACCACCTACGCGAGCCGCACCAACACGACCGTCACGGCGCCGGCCGGTATCGCGAACGGCGACATCCTCGTAGCGGCGATCTTCACCGGCTCGGCATCCGAGGCGCCAGACCCGACCCCTCCCGCCGGGTTCACCCAGCGCGGCACGACAACCGACCGGACGCAGGGCGGGTTCAACGGCGAGTTCCGGGTCTACATGAAGACCGCCTCGGGCGAGAGCGGCGACTACACCTTCACGCATTCGACTGCTTCATCGCAGGCGCTGATCGAGGTCTACCGAGCGCCCGACGGCAGCACGCCGATGGACGTGTCGCCCACCACGAACTCCGGCCTGAGCACGACGACGACGTGGACCGGGCTGACGACGGTCACGGACAACGCCGTAATCATCGCGCTCAGCCACGATTGGGGCGACAACTCGAACAACCTCTCTCCGCCGACGGGGATGACGGAGCGTTTCGACCTGACGCTGCTCTACGCGGCGGACCAGACGATCAGCCCGGCCGGCGCCACCGGCAACAAGACACAGACCAATAAAAACGGCGGCAACGCTTACCCGTTCGGTGCGGTGCTCCTGGCGCTTCGGCCCGCCGCGTCCACATCCGACGCGACCGGCTCGGCTTCTGCCGCTGGCGGCGCTGCCGCTACTGGCACCGCCCTAAAGCCCGCCTCCGGTTCGGCCGGTGGGTCAGGAGCTGCTGCGGGCATCGGCGGCTCGGTTTCGGGCGGCGCTGGTGCCGCGGCTGGCACCGGTGCGGCGAGTGGAGCCGGGCGGGCCGACGTTCCCGCGACCGGCTCGGCATCGGGGGCAGGGGCCGCCACTGGCAGTGGTGCCGCCGTATCGGCTGCCGTTGGCGCTGCTTCGGCCTCCGGGGTCGCATCCGCCTCTGGCGCCGGGATCATCGCGGCAACTGCTGCGGCGTCTGGGTCGGGCACGGCTTCAGCTTCCGGCGCTGCCGCCTCATCGGCGCAGGGCTCCGCATCCGCGGCCGGTGTCGCATCCGGGGCGGGGGTTGGTATTCTCGCCGGGACCGGCTCCGCGTCGGCGTCTGGCGCAGCATCTGGGTCTGGAGCCGGCGTCCGCGCCGCGAGCGGCTCCGCATCGGCCTCTGGAAGCGCCTCAGGCGTCGCAACCGCCACCGCGTCGAGTGCGGCCTCAGCGGCCGGCGTAGGGGCTGCTACGAGCGTCGGTGTATCGGTCGCTGCGGCGGTCGGTTCCGCATCCGGCACATCCTCGGCCATCGGCGTCACATCGCTGGAGGCCTACGGTAGCGCGAGCGGCACGGGCTCTGCTGTCGCGGTGGGGCGGTCTACTGCCTCGGCCGTTGGCTCCGCTTCAGGCGTAGGCGCTGCGGCTGGTGCGAGCGCCGGGGCTTCGGGCACGACGGGCTCGGCTTCCGGGTCTTCGTCGGCCGCTGGCGCTGGCGCCGCGGTGGTTCAAGCAGCCGGTTCGGCAGGTGCGGCCGGGGCCGCAACGGGCAACGTCGTCGCTCTGTTCGGTGCCGCGGGCTTGGCTGGTGGCCAGAGCGCCGTCAACGGGGCTGGGCGGGCCGTCAGCGGGGCAATAGGAGCCGCGGCGGGGATTGGCGGGGCAGATGCTCAGGGCCGGTCTACGGTGGGCGCTACGGGCTCTGCGGCTGGCACGGCCACGGTCATCGCCTTTGCCGATGGCGCCAGACTGCGGCCCCCCCCTGAACGGCGGGTGCAAGCCGATGCTGAAGTTCGGGCGGTCACGGCAGACGCCGAAATCCGGCGCGTGGCGGTGGACGCTGAAGCCAGGTCGGTTGCGGCCGATCTCGACCGGAGGATCGCATGAAGAAGTGGGACCCCAAGGACCCGGACGAGGTTCTGGACTACGAGATCGACTGGACTGATCGGCTGGACGGCGACACCATCGTCACATCGACCTGGCCCATCGTCCCCGTGGGCATCACGAAGAACAGCGACGCCCACACCACGACAGCCTCGACGATCTGGCTTTCGGGCGGGACTCTCGGCGCGGCATACGATCTGACGTGCCGCATCACGACGGCGGGAGGCCGGACCATGGACCAGAGCGTTCGCATCGGGGTGAAAGCGAAATGATCGTCGAGGACGGGACGGGCGTCGCCGGGGCGAATGCAGCCATCACAGAGGCATTCTATGAGGCGTACGCTGAGCTGACCGGCCGCACGCTGATCGGCGACGCGGAGGTCTCCATCGTCCGCGGGACGGCGGCGATCGGTGCGCTCTACGGCAGCCGCTTCCCAGGATGGCAGACCTTCGGCCGAGCGCAGGGCCTGCCATGGCCGCGCACCGGTGCTACGGACCGCGAGTGTCGCGCAATCGGGCCAAACGAGATGCCGGTCGAGTATCTTAACGCTGTCGCCGAGGCAGCATTGCGCGAGGATGTCTTACCGGGCAGCATGCTCCCGGACGTTGCCAACGGCGGCGCGGTGAAAAGCCTGCGAGAAGAGGTCGGATCGCTGAAGACGCAGACGGACTATGCCATCTCGGATGGCGCCCATGCGCCTGGCCCTCGCTTCCCATTAATCGACGGTATCCTCGCGCCGCTGCTCCGCTACGGCGTCGCGCAGGTCGCTATCCTGAGGGCGTGATGACCCCCGAGCAGATGGTCGCAGCCGCCCATGCCAGTGGCAGCCCCGCGCTTGAGGCGCTGGTGGTCGGCCACCTCGCCGCCGGCCGGATCGGCATGGCCGCAATGGCGCTCGCGCTGTCGCCTGATGTGCTGGCCGAGATCGACCGACGCTTTGCCGAGGCGAAGGACGACGCGGCGAAGCTTGGCATCATGACGGCGGCCCATGGCCTCGACTGATCGCCGCCTTCAGGCGCTGATCGACGAACTGCTGAAAACCCACGAGCCAGCGATAAGGCGCGCCTTCATTGAGGCGATGCAGGATGCCCGCAACGCCGTGGACCTTGCCGCGGTGATCGATGCTCTTGCCCGTGGGGACATCTCCGGGGCGATGCAGGTGATTGAGTTCAGCCGCTCATTCCTGGCCCCGCTGGATCAGGAGATCGGTCGCGCCTACTACCGCGCCGGACAGGGCTTCACCGGGCTGCTGATGGCGTCTCGGCCTCGCGGCGTGACCGTTGAGGTGAGGTTCGATCCGGGCAACCCACGGGCCGCTGGATGGCTCACGCAGCACTCGTCGACGCTCGTCACTGAGATCGTCGACGACCAGCGCGTTGCGGTGCGTGCGGCGCTCGCGGCGCGGATGGAAGCCGGGGTGAACCCAAGGACCGCAGCCCTCGACGTGGTGGGGCGCATTGATCGCGTTGCCAAGCAGCGCGTCGGCGGTGTGATCGGGCTGACGAGCCAGCAATCGGCATGGGTTGAGAATGCGCGCGCCGAGCTGGTGAGTGGCGATCCGGCGCAGATGCGTGCCTACCTGGAGCGTAAGCTTCGGGACCGGCGCTTCGATAAGACGGTGATGAAGGCGATCAGTGAGGGGAAGCCGGTGTCGGGGGTCGACGCGACACGGATCGTTGGGCGGTATTCAGACCGGATGCTCGAATACCGCGGCAAGACGATTGCGCTGACCGAGAGCCTGACCGCGCTGTCGTACGCCCAAGATGAGGGAGCCCGCCAATTGATCGAAAGTTCAGGGCTGCAGCCCGAGAACATCGTCAAGAACTGGATCGCCCGGTTGGACGGCCACACGCGAGACACCCACGTGTCTTTGGACGGGCAGAAGGTCGGGCTGGACGGCGTGTTCGTCAGTCCGAGCGGCGCGCGGATGCGGTTCCCCCGAGATTCGAGCATGTCTGCACCGGTTTCCGAGATAGCCCGTTGTAGGTGCGTGAGCAGTTATTCCGTTGCTTGGCAAGGAGTTAAGGGGTAAAATAATGACCGCCTTCCACGACCGGATGCGCAGCTTGTCGGCGCGGATGATCGGCAAGTTCGGCTCCGCCGGCACTGCAACCTTCACCCGCACCGGCTCAATCACCTACGATCCGATCAGTGGCAACGAGACGATCACGACGACGACGCACTCGGCCCTCGCGGTCGTCCTGCCCGATGACGACCGCAGCCGCGAGGATGCCCGCGTCTACGGTTGGGACATTCGGTTCATGTGTCCGGTGTTCACCGATGGCTTCATCCCCGAGCCGGGCGACAAGGTGACGCTGCCGGGGCGGCCCGCGATGACCGTTGTCCCGCCGGTCGAGGCGCCAGCGCCTGACGGCGACGTGGTGGTTTTCACGATTCGAGCGAGGAGAGGCTGATCGATGATTTCAGTTCCGGTTTCCATTCTTTTCGCGGTGCCGTTCCTTGTGCTCGCGGCAGGCGCCGCAGGGTACGCGTGGGGCGCGAAGGCAACCAGCCGGCGCTTCATGATGGCCATCTGCAGGACAGCCGACTGATGGTCATGCGTGTGCGTGTAACCGGCCTTGAAGCAGTCGGGGCCGCGAAGAACCGCGTCCGGCAGGTAATCGGCGCGGCAATCCTGGATCTCGACGACGATCTGAAGCGCAACTCGCCTGTGAGAGATGGCTACTTCGTCAACTCTTGGCAGGCTCAGGCCAATGGACAGCCGGCACCGCGCGAGGGTTTTGACGGTCCGCGGCCGGGCACCTCCACTGAAGATGCCGCGACGATATTCGGGGGCGTTGGGGGTGTCGTGAGCTTGGTCAACACCGCCGTTTACGCGCCACGGCTTGCCGATGGATACAGCCCTCAGGCCCCCGCGGGCTGGGTGGAATCCTGCGCAGGCCGGCTCCAGGATCACGTTGACCGCCACGTCATCGAAAGCCGTGCCGCCGATGGCTGACATCTGGCGTGGCGTTCGAGGTGACCTTCGGCGGATTTTGCTTTCCGTCCCTGGCGTCCTCAACGACCAGATTGCCTACGAAGGCCGAGACTTCACCCCTGTTGAGGGCGTGGCCTGGATTCGGGAGCGTATCGACAAGGGCAGCGCCGTCACAGCAACCCTTGGCAATGCTGGGACGCAGGAGGAGCGGGGCATCTACTCACTGGACCTTAATGTGCCTCGCCGATCCTCCTTCGCCGAGGGCGAGGATTTGGCCGACGCGATCCGCATCGCCTTCCGACCGGGCCGCGAGATCTGGGGCGGCACCACTGCCGCCGGACGCATCATCTCGGCTAGCGTGCGGACCCCGATCATGTTCGAAGCGGTGACGCAATTCCCGATCAGGATCGAGTTTTTCTTCCGTCGACCCAGCGCCCTAGGCTGGGCATAGGAGCACCCCCATGGACGACACGCTGACCGCCCACCTCGACGCCATCGAGGCGGAGGCCGGAGCCTTTGTGCTCACCCGCGAGAAGTCCGGCTGGACTGCCACCGCGACGCGCAAGCTCTCCCGGAAGCCGGCGCTCGCCACCGGCGCCACGGCTCTCGAGGCTGTCGCGAACCTGCTCACCGCTCTGCGTGGCGAGGCGGACAAAGCGCCGGCCGCCGACGAGGGCTGACCCCTTCCACATCTCCGACCTGAACCAACGCCGCGGGGCATCTCCGCGGCGCTTTTCGTTTTCGCACCCCCTCGGCACGCGGATGAACGCGGGCGCGCGCCGAGACCAAGATGACCCGCGATGAAAGGAGCCAGCAATGGCACTCGACGCTCTACAGGTTGCCGCCGGCTCCTTGGCCGACCTCTCCTATTGGGAAGAGGCCTCCTTCGGGAAGATCCCCCCGGTCGTGACCGCGAAGACCTGCCGGCGCGTCTCGACGACGCTCGGCCTGACCAAGGACACCTACGACTCGGAGGAAATCCGATCCGACCGGATGCAGTCCGACAGCCGCCACGGCGTCCGACATGCCAACGGCGACATCGTGACCGAGATCAGCCCCGGCGGGCACTCCGATTTCATGCAGGCCGCCCTCGGCGGGGCGTTCGCCACGGTCGCAACGGTCAACGTCGCGACGGGATCGAGCCCGGTGACGATCACCGACCTCGGCAACGGGACGCTGCAGTTCGCCGGCATCAACTTCACCACCTCGGTCTTCATGATCGGCGACACGCTCACCTTCGCCAGCACGACGGCTGCGCCCCTCGACGGCAAGGTGTTCACCCTCGTCTCCATCGACGGCTCCAACAACGGCATCTTCATGCCGTGGGGCGGCTTCTACACCGTCGCCACGCTGCCGCTCACGACCACCGCGGGGACGCTCGGCCTCTCCGGCAAGCGGTGCGCCATGGGCAACATCGCCCGAAGCTTCGGCTGTGAGCGCGCCTACACCGACATCGGCAAGTTCGGCGTGTTCACTGGTGAGCGCGTCAACACCGTCGCAGTCGACCTGCCGGCCACGGGCATCGCCAAGGCGACCTATGGCATGATGGGTCAGGACGCCAAGCCGCTCGCGAGCGTGTCGGTGGACGGGTCTGCAGCGATCATCGGTGCCCCGGCTGACTTCACCTCCCTGACCTTCTCCGCCTCCGCCAAGACGATCACCGCCGCGGCGGGCTCCTTCATCACCAAGGGCTTCGCTGTCGGCGACCGGGTTGCCTTCGAGGGCACGGGCATCACCGACGCCCAGAACCGCAACATCAAGACGATCACCGCGCTCACCGCGACCGTGATGACCGTCGCCGAGGCCATCGTCTCGGGCGGCCCCTACACCACGCCGTTCACCGTGACCAAGGTCGCAGCGACGGCCTGGGATGCAGCGGCGACCAATCAGGTTTCCGTCGCGGCCAGCGGTGTTCTCGTGATCAACGGCGTCCCGGCGGCCACCGTCACGAACATGACCTTCAACATCGACAACCAGATGGCGAGCACGCCCGTCGTTGGCAAGAACGTCGTGCCCGTTGTCAATTGGGGCAACCGCTCCATGATCACGGGTCAGATGACCGTCCTCTTTGACCGCGGCGGCATGGGCGAGACGATCTACAACGCCTTCGACAACGAGACCGAGTACAGCGTCATCATGCGGCTGGACAGCTCGGACGGCAGCAAGGCGGTGACCTTCGCCATGCCCCGCGTGAAGCCGACGTCTGGCACCATCGGCGACGGCTCCCCCGAGGGTCTGCCCGTGCAGGTCGACTTCCGGGCGCTGAAGCCGACCGGCGGCAAGCTCGGCGTGTCGCAGATCGTCATCCTCGACAGCGCCGCCTGATCTCGAAGCACCCCGTCCAAGACGGCCGCCCCTGAGGCCGAAACTGCCGGATGCGCTCTCCTCGCGTCAACCGCGTGGGGTGCGTCTTCACGAGCGCGGAATCCGGCGCCCGGCGCCCGCGGCAGCGAGATGCCGCACATCCCCCCATCGACAAGGCAACTCAACATGGATCTCAACGACCTCATGCCAGCCGCCGAGCCGGTCTGGTTCACCCTGAGCGACCTCAGCGGCAACGACATGGTGAGCGACGGCAAGCCGGTGCGGCTGCGCATCCACGGCCCTGACTCGCCGGTCATGCTCGCCTTCGAGCGGGCGAGGACCAACAAGCAGCTTGTGGCCATGAAGCGGCGAAATCGCGCTGACCTCGACGTTGACGCAGCAACCCTCGACGACCTCGCGACCGATCAGGCCGTGGCGGCGCTCGCCGATTGGGAGTTCTCCGGCTTCACCATCGACGGCAAGAAGGCGCCGTTCTCACCCGAGAATGCTCGGACCCTCGTCACCAAGGTCCGGTGGATCCGCGACTGGATCGTGGAGAAGGCGCGCGACCGGGGAAACTTTGGGCGGACGACGGCGACGGACGAGACCTCGCCGGAGAACTAAGGGCCGCCGTCCGGCCGCTCTTCGAGCTCGGGCAGGATGCCGGCGACGGCAAGTCGCTCCGGGAGCACTACGAGGCGTCCTCCCGCACGACCGGGAGGGTCCACCCCAAGCTCGACCTTCCGCCGCTCCCCATTGCCTTCGAGCGGGCAATGCGCCTGTGGCAGGATCTGCACCGCCACCGGCAGACGGGCATGGGGATCGGCACGATCACGTGGCCCGATTTCGACGCTTACCAGCGGGTGACTGGTGAGGCGCTCTCGCGCGGTGACATCTCGGCAATCGAGATCATCGACGAGGAGTTCTTCGCCTCACGAGCTGCGGCGGAAGATCGGAAGGCTGAGGCAGCGAAGAGGCGGGGCTAGGCTCCGCCTCTCGGGGCGCAACCCTAGGTCGAAGCCGTTCGTCAGTCGTCAGCTTTCACGCAAGCGAACTCGTGGTCGCGTGCACGGATGTCGATTCCCGTCATTGGCGCGGACGGCGTGAGGCTGTCTCCGAGGTGTGTCCCCAAGTAGACCGCCTTACGGCCATTGATAGCGCAAAGCCGCGTAGCCTCGTCCGTGATCTCGGGCGTTACGGTCGCCGAGAGATGTTCGACGGTAACGCTGTCCTCGTCAAAGTTCTTGGCGACCGGGGGCTGGACGCAGCCCGCGAGCAGCAACAGCAAGACAAAGCGCTTCATTCTCTAGTCTCCCCCTCGAAAAATCTGGTCAGTATGCGTCGGATTGCTTCGGGCCTTGTTGGAAGATCGTCCAGACCTCGTCGAAAGTCGTCAACGGCCTCCAGCAGGTCACGGGGAAGCCTCAATGTGACCGGCTCACTATCAATCGTGGGGCGGCCGCGGGATGATTTTTTAACGTCTTCGCTTGACATGGCGAAATTATGATGTCATAAAAAGAACGACCGCGCAAGGCGCTACCAACACCCAGCGCGGTCTAACCGAAACCCGGATCATGGAGGATCAGGGAATGGCTACCTACAAGCATACTACTCGCCGCGATGTCCTGAAAGCGGCACCCGCCGTTGTTGCTGCTGTCGGCTTGCCGTCGGCGTTCATCAAGCCGGCGCTGCGCGCCAGCGGCGAGGCCGCGTGACCATGGAGATCACTATCACCATCTCGGGCTCGACACCCCTTCTGATGAACGCATTCACCGATGCGGCGCAGATGGCGGCTTCTGCCGGCACACGGGGTGCCATCACCGGCGACAAGGGTAGCCCGCGCGAGCAGGCCGAGACGAAACTTTATCGCTCCGGTATGGAGCCCGACTTGATCGTCATCCCGCAGCCAAACCTCCTGCGGTGCCTGATCGACGCCGGCAAGTTCTTCAAGGCAGGCAAGTCCAAGATCACGACGCTTCGATCCTCGATCATCCCCTCGTGCGTTGATCTTCCGGCGGTCGAGTACCCGCTCCTCCACGATGAGCCGTGGCAGGTGGACACGCGACCGGTCCGCATTCCGGCGACTGGCGGGCGCATTCTCGCGCACCGGCCGAGCTTCCACGACTGGCGGGTCCAGTTCGACGTTAATCTCGACACCTCGGTCATCGGCGAGAAGCTGTTTCGCGAGATTGTGGACAAGGCGGGGTCGGCAATCGGCCTCGGCGACTTCCGACCCGACTGCAAGGGGCCGTTCGGCAAGTTCAAGGTTTCGCAGTGGAGCGCTACGGCTCCGATGCGGGAGGCCGCCTGAGGGCGGCACAGCCAAGCATGGCGATGCCTGGAGCGGCATAGCGAGGCGTGGCGAGGCACTGCTCACCGATGCGTAGCAGGGCTTGGCGATCCAAGGCGTAGAAACGACCAGATGGGGCGGTCCTTCGGGGTCGCCCCATCTGCATTTCCGGGAGGGCGGCGATGGCGAACATCGAGTTGGCGATCGACATCGACAGTTCGTCAGTCACCCAAGCCGACACATCCCTTGACCGGTTCGATCAGCGGCTCAGGGGCGTATCCGGGAACTTTGGCGGCGTCGCGAGCGCATCGCAGAAGGCGGACCGTGGTGTCAGGGGCTTCGCCGATGCGACCGCGCAGGCCGAAAAGCGGACCGCCTCCGCGGTATCTCAGTACCAGAAGATGGCCGCCGTTTGGGTCACGCTCGGCGCGGTGGCGGGCGGCGCGCTTGTCTCAGGCATGGTTCGCCTCTCCGACGAATATACCGAGATCACCAACAAGCTGAAGGTCGTCGCGAGCGAGCAGACGAATGTAAACGATCTGTTCGACCGGCTGACCGGGATTGCGAACGCCACCCGCTCGCCGATTGACGCCATCGCAACGCTTTACCAGCGCGCCGCCTTGAACGCGAAGGAACTCGGGGCCAGCCAAGCCGACCTGATGCAGTTCACCGAGAACGTCGGCAAGGCGCTCGCGATTCAGGGGGGCAGCGCGGAGGCCGCCAGTGGCGCGTTGCTTCAGCTCTCACAGTCTCTTGGGAGCGGGACCGTTCATGCGGAGGAATTCAACTCCATCCTGGAGGGGGCGCTCCCGATTGCGCAAGCCGCGGCGAAAGGCATCACCGCCGCCGGGGGATCGGTCGCAAAACTCCGGGCACTCGTCATTGACGGGAAGGTCTCAAGCGATGCCTTCTTCAAGGCGATCCTGAGCCAGAGCAAGGAACTTGAGGCGAGCTTTGCCAAGACCAGCCCGACCATCGGTCAGGCCTTCACCGTGCTGCACAACAACATGGTTTCGCTCTCGCGGGAATCGCAGGGCATCATGTCGCTGGTCGCGCAGGGCATCATCTTCGTCGGGGACAACCTGGAGCGGCTGGCCGTTTACGCGGCGACCGCTGCGGCAGTGTTTGCCGGCAAGTTCGCTGTCGGTCTGGCACTGGCTGCGGTAGAGACCGGCACCCTCGCGGGGGCGCTTGGCGTGCTGAAAGGCGCGCTCATCACCACGGGTATTGGCGCGCTTATCGTCGGTGCTGGCGAACTCGCGTACCAGTTCCTCCAGTTGGTCAAGGCAACGGGCTCCTGGGGCGAGGCGCTCAACCTGCTCGGCGAGGTTGCGGCGGGCGTCTGGGAGGGGATCAAGACCAGCGCAAGCGCTATCGTGCCGGGCCTTGGAGCCGTTTGGGAGCAGGTCAAGGCCGGCTTCTATGGGGTGTTGAGCGATCTCGCCGGGGCATGGGGTGACTTCCTCAACAGCATGGCGAGCCTTGCTGGCGGAGTTCCGGGGCTCAGTGAGCTACAGGGTGCGCTCACCTCCATGCGCGACAAAGCCGACCAGTTCTCCACCAGCATGGGTGATGCCTGGGATGCCGCCTCGGCTAAGTCCGCCCAGCTTGCGACCACTGCGAGCGGCGATCTGTCGACAGGTTTCGGAAAGGCGGCGGAGGCCGTCGCCAAGCTCCGCGACAAGATGAAGGAGGCGGAGGGGAATACCCTCGGCGCCAATGACGCGGCGTCCAAGTTCAGCGGGGCGCTCGATGACACGGGCAAGAAGGCGAAGAAGGTAGCTGATGCGCTTGCATCGGCGAAGGAGGTTCTGCGCGATCAGCAGCGCGCGTATGCCGACATCCTGGAGAAGCAAAAGAACTCCGGCCAAGAAGTCGACTACATCCGCGAGCAGACCAGCAAGCTGGAGGATGCGCTCGACAAGAGCGGCGTAAGCCTCGACCAGTTTCTCAAGACCGTCGGGCTGACCCGCGAAGAATACACGCGGATGCTCGGCGAGACCGAGAAGGTCACGAAGCAGATCGACTACCAGGCGAAGGCCGCGCAGGGCATGGTCGATGCCCTCAAGGGTCTTGCCTTCGGCACGCTCGACGTTGGCCAGGGCATCGGTGGGCTGTTCCAGTCCCTCACGGACGGCGCCTTCGGCGAGAAGCTGGACGACACCTTCAAGGAGGCCGGCAAGAGCCTGTCCGAAGAGCTGGGCAAGGCGATGAAGGGCATAGGGAGCGCCACCGGCCTCTCTGGCTTCGGGCCGGCCGCAATCGGCACGGGGATCGGGATCGCCTTCACGGGCGCCGTGCAGGGCAATGTCCAGCAGATCGGCAGCGGCATCGGCTCGGCCATCGGCGGCGCCCTCGGTGACGCGGCCGGCCCGGCGCTTGCCTCTGCAGTCGGCGGCTCGCTCGGGACCGCTCTCGGAGTCGCAGCTGGCCCTCTTGGCATGGTCGCGGGCAGCCTCATCGGCGGCTTCATCTCGAAGATGTTCAAGGGCAGCACTTGGAAGGATGCAACGGTCGAGGCCTTCTCCGGCACGACCTACTCCTCCGAGGTGACGACCCGCTACAACACGGCGAACGACGGCGCCTCGCCGATTGCCCGCGCTGCCATGCTCGGCGTCGAGAATTTGCTGAAGTCGTTCGATAGCGAACTCGGCCAGTACATCGACGGCCTCGGTGGCACCATGAAGCGCGGCACCGATCTCGTCGTGAACCAGCAGAAGGCGCTCAAGGCGATCACCGGCTATGCGTCCGAGTTCGACGCACCGCGAGACGGTCGCTCCGAGCAAGCTGCACAGGAGATTGCCGCCAAGGTCGCCGAGATCATGGGGCTCGCTTCGACCATTGCGGCAAAGGCGGGACCACAGCTGACCAATGCCCAACAGCTCTGGCGCGCGACGCAGGAGAAGTTCAGCGAGGAGAACGTCCAGATCCTCCGCTCGCTCGGCTTCAGCGCGCGCGAAATCTACCAGGCTCAGGGCGCCATCAAGCGCGACCTCGCCAAGGGCTTCGAGCAGGAGACGCTGCAGACCCTCGTTGACACCGGCCGGGCGACCTCGGGCGAGCTGGACAAGTGGAAGGCGTCCGAGATCGCCAGCCTTGAGGACCGGCGAAAGGCAGCCATGGCGACGGCTCGGGAGATCGGTGCCGATGTTGGCCTCGTGCAGTCGTCCTTCCGGGCGCAGCGTCGCGACATCGTGGGCCAGTGGCGCGAGATGCTGGCGGACATCACGAAGGACACGACCGAGGCCGCGGTGAAGGTGTCCCGCAAGGACCGCCTGTCTTTCGCCGGCAATGCCCTCAACCAGCTTGTCGACGGTGGCAGCACGGGCAGCCTGACGCAGTGGCGCCGGGTGCAGCGAGCCCTTCTCGGGATCGAACGCAACGAGCAGATCGCGGCGGCGCGGAAGCTCGGCGTCGACGTGACGCTCATCCGCCAGCTCTACGCCCAGAAGCTCCTAGACGTCGAAAAGACCTACGCCGAAAAGCGGTATCAGGCCGTCGTGGACGCCGCGGCGACAGCGATGGAGCGGCTGACCGGCCGCCTCAACGGCTTGGAAAGCCGGCGCTCCGAGGTGCTGCAGGAACTGACGCAGCGGGCCGACGAGGCGCGCAAGGCAGAGCAGGCGCTGGCGGATGCGCGGGCGAGCCTGACCACGGGCGAGTTGAACCCGGGCGGCCCGATGGACCGCTTCAAGGCGCTGCAGGCACAGTTCGGCGCGTCGATCACTGCGGCGCGGGGTGGTGACGCAGAGGCCGCCAGTCAGGCCGCCAGCCTCGCCCAGAGCCTCCTGCAGGCCGGTCGTGGCGTCTACGCCAGCGGCGGCGGGTACGCGGACCTGTTCAAGATGGTCAACCAGCAGCTCCTGGGTGCCCAGAACGGGTTTGGCGGACAGGCCAGCCAGATTGAGAAGCGCCTCGACGCGACGACGTTTGTCGAGACGAGCGAGCGTTCGACCAAGGCGCTGCTGACGGCTCTCGGCACGCTCAACGGCTCCATCAGCCGGGTTGAGCACCAGATCGCCCGGCAGACGCGCCAGCAAGAGCGGCTGCAGCAGCGGCAGAGCGTCGGCAAGTGACGTACCTCACCGGGGACGACGACGCCGGCCTTCTCGGCTGGGCAGACAGCCTGTCCCTGATCGGATGGGAGCCGCCCGCGCTCATCGGTCAGTTCGACCCGTCGACGTCGCCGATTGGCGGGCCGGTCGGCGAGCGGGTCTGCATCCTGACCGCGACGCTCTACCCGGATTGGACCAACCAGTCGGTGCCTGTCGTCGCTGGGGAAGCGCCAGCCATCGGCAACCACCCCATCGGGGGCTTTCCTTTCGGCGCCGCCCTTTCGATGCCGGGTCCGGTGCAGCTCCGCCTCGCCGATACCAACTTCGTCACGGCCGACACCGACACGCTTTACCCGTCGATGGGGTTCGACGATCGCGTGATCGACCCCGGCAGCATCGGCTTTTCCCTCCCGCTGACCCCGGTCGGCTCGGCGGCCATCGAAAGCAAGTACGGCTCCGTCGTCATCGACAACACGGACGCGTTTTTTGACACGCTCCTGGATCAGGCCACGGCGGTCAGCCAAGCGCTAAAGATCAGGCTCGGCCGGGTCGGCTACGATACCAGTACCTTCGTCACGCTCTTCAACGCCCGGATAACCAACGTCGGCCTGACCGAGACCCAGGCGACCCTCGATCTTCAGGATCCAGTCCTCTACGCCCAGAACGCCTATCCGACCACGGTCTACACCGGGGCTGGCGGTGCCAACGGCGATGCCGACCTTGAGGGCGTGGTGAAGCCCGTCGTTCTCGGGCGGGTCTGGAACATGAGCCCAGTCCTCATCAACGCGGTGGGGCTGATCTATCAGGCGCATGACGGCGCGATTTCGTCGGTCTCGGGCGTCTTCGATGGTGGCGTGCCCCTGACCTTCTCGGCGAACTATGCGAGCTATACGGCCCTCGCCGCCGCCAGCCTGACCGGGGGGCAATATGCGACCTGCCTCGCGGCGGGACTGATCCGGGTCGGTGGAACGCCGGCTTATGCCCTGACGGCTCACGTCGACGGATCGTCCCTCGCCGGAAACACCATCCCAAGCATTGTCGGACGGCTCCTGACCCAGCTCGGGACGCAGATCGACATCGCCATCAACGCCGGCTCGCTCTCCATCCTGCCGGGATGGGTGGCGGGGTGGATGTGGACCGAGCCTTTCACCTTGGCCGAGGCCATCTCGAGGTTCGTCGGGGACGGAGGGTGCCATTGGGGTGCCGATGCCGACGGCGTGGTGCGGATCCTGAAGCTGGAGCCGCCCGATGCCGATGCTGTCGTTGCATCCTACGACATGCACGACATGGACATTGAGCGGGCACCGATGCCTCCCGGCTACGAGGGCATCCACCAGCGGCAGCAAGTGCAGTATCTCAAGAACTGGACGGTGCAGGACGCCAGTTCGCTCGCAGCGACGGCAAGCGCACCGGCTGGACGGCAACGCGAATGGAGGACGTCGCTCTCCACGGTCTCGGTGACGTCGAGAAACGCCATCGACCCCGAGGTTCTGCAGACGAGCCTCGCCTCGGCGACCGATGCCGCAAGCCTCGGGGCTACCCTCCTGACCCTGCACGGCACACCGCGCCAGTGCTTCACGATGGACGCCAAGCTGTTCGGGGTGCTGCCGAAGCTCGGCGATACCGTGGCGGTCAGATACCCCCGCTTCGGCCTCGCGGGTGGCTTGGTGTTCCGCGTCGTGGCCATCGACATTTCGCTCTCTGACAACGCGCAAAAGCTCCTGCTCTGGGGCGGGCTGCCGACGGTCGATCCCGCGGGCTCCATCGTCGATTTCTCCACCCCGGCGGCGGGCCAGTACCTGCCCCTCCTGATCGAGGACTGACATGGCGACCATAGACGTGAAGGACGCCTCCGGCTCGACGGTGGCGGTAGAGAAGCCATTGGCTCCGGGGCGCGCTGCGGCCTCCTTGTCGAGGCCAGTGGCGCTCTCGACGGAGGACAAGACGTCGCTTGATGCCGTCTCTGGCGCGATCTCCAAGACCGTGACCACGGCGACGGCCAGCTACACCCGCCCCGGCGATACGACTGCCTACGCGGCCAGTGACGCGCTGGCGGAGAGCACCACGTCTCCGACTGCCTTGACCTTCACCGTCGCGTCCGCTGCGGGTCGTGGCGGCGTCATTAGCGACCTGATCGTCACGTCGAGCAACGCCCCTGGCACGCCCCTTCAGGGTGAGCTGTACCTCTTCGACACGGCGCCGACCCCGGTCAATGACAATGCCGCATTCACGATCTCGGACAGCGAAATCCTGACGCTCGTCGCCATCATCCCGTTCTCGCTGCTGACCGTAGGCGCCAACTCGCGGGCGCATGTGCAGGGCATCAGCTCCGCTTTCACCACCGGGGCAGCGACCTCTCTTCGCGGTCTCGTTCGGGTGACGAACGCCTATACCCCGGCATCGGGGGAGGTGCTCTCGTTCCGCCTCAAGTGCCTCCCGGCCGGCTGATGGCGGACATCTGGAGCTGGAACAACGCCGTCGACGCGGCGGGCACCCTCATTTCGTCGTCTGTCGGCAGCGCGGGCGATCTGCTGACGTCAAACCTTCTGGACCCGCGCGTCGGCAGGATCTGGAGAGCTGGAGCAACCTCTGCCTCGCTCAGCATCCAGCTACCCACGACGGGCCAGATCTCGCTCTTCGGGGTGTTCGGGCACAACTACCAGTCGCTTGGGCCGGTGAACCTGAAGCTCGGCACTACGGCTGGTGCTGGAGACCTCTGGGAGACCACGTTCGATCCGACCGAGGCAAAGCAGGCCGTGTTCGTGCTTCGGGACGGCGATGGGGTCCTGGCCCCGGTCCCGGCGTCCTTCGCAACGATCACCGTGGCTGGCGGCGACCCGCTGGAGATCGGCCGGGTCTGGCTTGGAACCGCGGATTGGGCATCGGCCTACGGGCATGCGGTGGATGGCTCGGGCTGGGGCGGGCAAGACCTGTCGCGCAAGAGCCGGACCTCCCGAAGCGGTGCCGTCCTTGCCGACCGTGGCGCGCGCCTCCGGTCGTTCACCGCCAACTACAAGACGCTGACGCCCGAAGAATATGCCGGCTCACTCTTCGAGATGGATGACCAAGGCACGACCCGGCAGATGCTCTTCGTCCAGGACCCGGACGTCTACGACCCGAACCGCTTCGCGATCCTCGGCTACCTCGACGACATCCCCGACACGAGCTGGCAGTACTTCATGACCGCCGGCCGCGCGATCACCATCACGGAGGCCGGGTAATGCCCAAGGAAGCCGCGCGAGTAGCCGAGACCGCCACGACGACCGGCACCGGAGCGATCACTCTCGCTGGCGCCTTGGGCGGGCATCAGACGTTCGGCACCGCCTACGGCACCGGCGGGAACACCGACGTCGGCTATGGCATCGTCATGGACAGCGGGCAGTGGGAGGTCGGCCTCGGGACGTTCCTGGGCGGCACCAACCAGCTCCAGCGCGACACCGTAATCATGGGCAGCGCCGGAGCCTCGAAGGTCAATTTCCCGGTCGGGAGCAAGACGATCTACATCTCCCGCCTCCCTGATCAGACCATCGTGGCGCGATCGCGGCGGGCGACGGACGTTGCGGTGGAGTTGCGCGCTGCGTCGGGCCAGACCGCGGACCTGATGCAGGTCTACAACGCCGCGGGCTCCGAGGTGCTGGACATCACGGCCGCCGGTGTCCTCGAAGGGCTCATGGGCGCGCTCTTCGGGGGGAACATTCGCGTCGGGGCCGATGCCGGCAACCTCATGGGCGCGGTCGGCGGCGCGCTCTTCATCTATGCCAGTGCCGGCAATAACGTCGGGTTCAAGACCGATGGGCCATCCGGCAGCAACGTCGCGGTGATCATCCCCGGCGGCACCTCGACCACGGCCGGCGGCGCGATCACCGTCCTTACCCGTGAAAAAGGCGACGCCCGATACGCCTCGATTTCGTCCCTGCGCTACAAGGACGACGTTGTGCTGGCGGGCCGGATACCCGGCTTCCTCGATATCGACCCGAGCACATGGGTCTGGGGCGGCTCGCTCGCCGAGGACGACTTCCGGCGCGGGATGCCCGGCTACGGCCTTGTCGTGGAAGACCTCTTCGCGGTCTCGCCGTCCCTCGTCGGGCTCAATGACGACGGCCTGCCCGACACGCTCAACGTCGGCGCGCTGATCGGTGCGCTGCAGGCAGAGGTCAAGCACCTCTCCGGGCTGGTCGCCAGCCTAACCGCTCGCCTCGACGCGCTCTAACCCGAGGACCCCGACATGCCCGATTTGAACCCGGCCGCGGCCGGTCCCGAACTGCTGCGCGGGGGTCACTGACATGGCCGTCTATTACGTCGCCACCACCGGCAACAACACCAACGCCGGCACCGCTGGCGCGCCGTGGCGCACGATCACCACGGCGCGTGCTCGGGCCTCGTCGGGGGATGAAATACGCGTCCAGCCCGGCGACTTCACCTCCGAGGGCCGGATCACCGCCAAGAGCGGAGTGGCGTTCATCTCCACCGGCAAGGCGGCGCTCGGCGAGGCTTGCGCCAAGATCGCGGGCATCGGCGTCGTTGGCGGAAACCCCGCGAACATCACCGTGGATGGCTTCGAGGTCTCCGGCGGTAGCGCGAGTGCCATCGGCTTTGCGTCGGGATCGAATGAAGGCCCGGACGGCCCGGCTCGGATCACGATCAAGCGGTGCCTGGTCTACGGCTCGGGGCAGAACGGCATCGCCGTGAATGACGGAGACCTGACCGAGATCGACGGCAACACCGTTTTCGACAACGACCGGACCACCGGCGCTCGCTCGGGCATTTCGGTTCTCAATGCGCGCGACAAGGCCGGCACTACTCCCGCGAACTGGGAAGGGTTCCGCACCCGCGTCACGAATAACATCTGCTACAAGAACGGCTGGGCGCGGATCAATCAGGCGGATGCCGACGGCAACGGCATCATTCTCGACAAGTTCCACTACGTCAACGGTAACTGGTACACCGGCAGGTCTCTTGTCCGCGGCAACCTGTGTTATTTCAACTCCGGCTGCGGCATCAAGATCATGGCGACGACGGACACAACCGTCGAATATAACACCTGCTTCGCCAACAAGCAGAACACCTCTCCCGGCCAAAATGGCCCCGCAAACAAATGGCAGGGCGAGATTCAGATGCAATACGCGGGTGGCAACGTCATCCGCTACAACATCGCGGTATCGACGACGGTTCCCGGCGCGGCCCTGACGAACTTCGGCGATTCGAGCTACGACACTCGCGGCGGCGGCAAGAACGGCAACACCTACACCGGCAACATCATCCAGGCGGCCGGCGGAAACCTGGCGAAGGCAACGACCGCGAACGGCTACGTCGTCCCGCCAGCGACCGGCTACACCAACGCCGACCCACAATTCTCGACGATCCCGACCATCGGCTCGCCCGCGGGCTGGGTGGCTGACCTGGCAGTCGGCAGCCCGGCTCGCAACCTGACCCCCGACAGCAAATTCGTCGGCGCATGGCAGACCGGCACCTCGCCCGTTACGCCGGTTGCCATCACCGCGGCGCCGGTGGTCACGGCTGCGGACCCTCGGTCCGGCAAGGCTTTCACGATCACGGCCGGCACCTACAGCCTCAGCGTCACCAAGACGACCAAGGCGCAGTGGCTCGTTAACGGCGTCTGGACCGATCTGCCGAGTACGGTCATCACCAATCTGCTCCTTCCGACTCTGACCGCTGCGACCGATTTCAGAGTGGTGGAGGTCTACACCGGGACCGGGGTCACGAACGGCGAAAACCCGTCGATCCCCATCACGATCACCCCGATCATCACCGTGCCCGGCGGCACGCGGAAGACGCCTCTCTACGTCGGCGGCTCGTTCAAATCTGCCTCGCTTGATAGCGGTATGAGCATTCCAGAGACCTACAAGGTCGGCACGCTCGTCGTCGCCGTCTACCAGATCTCGGGCACGACCGCGGCTGTCCCTCCGGCGCCGTGGACCGTCCTGGCGAGCATCAACGGCAGCACAGTCGGCACGACCGGCTCCACGACCATCGCCTACCAGTATGCCACGGCGACCACCGGCCTCACCTGGGGCACTTGGACCAACTCCGCGGCCGGCCACAAGTCGACGTGGCAGTTCGATGATGCGGAAATCAGCGTGGCGGCGGTTTCGTCGTCGCTCTCGGGCACGCCCGTCACCTATCCCGCTCTCTCGGGCATGACCGCCGGCAGTCTGGTGCTCTACTCGCTGTATTCGCACCTCACCGCGACGACGTTCAGCTGGCTCCCGAGCGGCGATTTCACCGAGCGCGTCACCCGGCCGGCCCCCGGTTCGGCGGGTGCGGGCACGTCCGGCGACACCAGCCCCACCGTGCTCAACGCATTTGCCGGTGGGAACGTCGGCGACCTCTCCACGGCAGCCCGGCTCACCTATGGCGTCCTCGCCGTCCGAGGCGTGCTGTCCGGCACCGACGACCCGACGCTGGCCAATGCCTTCGAGCGGATCGACGACCTGACCGCGCGCCTGAACGCCGTCGAGATCAACGTGAACGGCTTGCCGGAGATGGTTGAGGCGCATGACGACGCCATCTCCACGCTGTCCGGTACTGTCAACAGCAACGCGCAGACGCTCGCGGACTACGACATCCGCATGTCGGACATGGACACGCTCATGACCGAGCTTGCGGCACGGCTCGTCGCAGTTGAGGCGGGTGGAGGCGGTGGCGGCGGTGGGGTTGGCCGAAAGATCACCATCCAGGACGTCACCGGCCCCATCGTCACGGCCTCAGAGGCGCAGCGCAAGGCGCTCCGGGACGCGATCAGCCTCAAGGATACGCTGTTCGTGGGGCGGCTCGACGCAGGATCCGGGACGCTCGATTTCACCGCGCCCCTGACTGGCGGCATCGGCGGGACGATCCAGCCCAACGACATGATCCTCGAGTTCGGGTTCCGCACCAATGCCACCCTGCCGACGCCAAGCCCGGCGCTCGGGTGGGCGCAGCTGTTCACGGACTACTCGAGTGCAGCCCCGTGGCAGGTTCTGGGGTGGACCCGGCGCTTCGTGACAGGCGACACGGATCCGATGCCGACGACCCACCGCAAGGTCGCGCTCGTCTTCCGCAACTGCACGGTCGGGATGGTGGCAACGCCTCTGACCGGCACTGGCACGACCGCCTCGGCGCCAGCTCTGCCTCTCACGGGTGGCGAGTGGGCCTGTGCGCTCATCGTGGCGAGGACAGCGCAATCCGACATGGACACCGCGCTCGCGGCGGCTGGGCTGACCACCCGGCGCGAGTTCGCCAACGGTACGGACGTTAACAGCTATGCGTTCGCGGACAGCGGGGCAGCATCGAACGGGTTCGCGCAGATCAACCAGACCGTCGCCTCAGGCGCATGGTTCGGCGTCTCGCTCGCGCTGGCCCGGCTGTAGAGTTCGTCAGGCATCCCGCCTCCTCAGCTCAGTCATCTGGCCCTCCAACCTCAGGAACCAGAGTGAACCGCGCGAAGAACTCCTCCGCCGGGCGCCACCACCAGACCCGATCATCCTCGACGGGGCGGTAGAGGACACCCGGCACAATGCCATCCTCGCGAAGCGCGGCGCCTACGACCTCGTAGATGCTGCCGCTGGCGTGCTGCCAGATGGAGGCGTATGGGGCGCGAGCTGATACAGCGCCGAGATCGGCAGCAAGCTCATCGTAGCCCTTGCGAAGATCAGGCATCGGCTTCTCCGGGGTTGAGGGCGGCGCGAAGACCGATCCGGGCCGCCTCGAAACGACAATGCTCGTCGACGTCGACCTCGTAGTCAGCCATGCCATCACTGGCCCGGTCTGCTGCCGCTTCGAACTCTGGCCCAGACGTCGGCAGAAGGCGCCAGCCGGCGGCAATGAGCCGATCTGCAACAGCGGCCCAATCCTCAGATGGCCCCACATCGTCATTCGCCTGTTCGATGGTGAGGGCCAGCTTCTCCCGGTCGGTCACTGCTGCAG